AGAGTAAGCACCCTTACCATGTGGTATAAAACTACCACTAACAGTTTGAACCGATGTTGTAAATGATTTTTGTATATATCTTTTACGAGCACCAAATCTAAATTTTACAGTTTCATTTTCTTTATACGCTTCTCGTAAGTGTATAGGGTATAGGTAGTTCTCACTATTACCAGAAACATCCAAGGTAGTCAAACTACCTGTGTTAGAACCTGTTGCTGGTAAATGGTCATCCCATTTTAATTCTATCTTAGGAGAGTATATTGTATTGGTTTGTCTTGAGAAAAATTTTATGTCTTCAAAACTACCAGTAGATTGTTCTCTACTACCAGATAGTCTTATCAATAATCCATAATTTGTATTATCACCATTAAACCATTTAGTAGCAATAGAAGTAATATCCATATTAAGATCAGGAGACTCTGATGAAAAAGATTGAGTTACCTCATCACTAGCAACATAAGTTCCACCAGGTGATGTCCATTCTACTTCAGAAGCACCGTCTCTGTTTTTTCTATATGTCCAACTACACCCATCGGTTGTTTTAGGTACATCTACCTCTTTACCAACACCCTCATCCCACTCTTCACTTAAAGGATAAGCTGCTATTTTATATTCTTCACTTAACCCACTTGTACCCTCTGTTTCATACAATCTTAGATTAAGTTTATAATCTACTGGTACATTTGATGATGTTATATAATTTTTGATTTTATCGGTATCAAATTGTACAAGAACACGAGTTGGGTGGGAAAATGTTCTATCAAAAAATACTTTTTTTAATTCAAGAATTTCATCTTGACCTGTATTTTTATCTTTAAAATTTTCACCAGTTGTTTGATTTGAACCACTATTAATAAAAGTATCTTTGATTGTAAAAAAATATTTATGCATTATATTACTTTCCCATATATATCTTGATTAGGATTTTTTAACTCAAATACCGCTGAAGATACTGCTGGTCTTACTATACCATTCTCTATAGCATTATTAAAATTATATTTAAACCCATAACTATTATCATCTCCTATAATTTCACCATCACCTTTATAATAATAAAGTTTTCTACCACCAGCATATTCATCATTTCCATCTTGAAATAGTTTTAATTCTTTAATACCAATTACACCTTCCAATCCTAAAATATTATATTGTAAATCATTCATATTAATTGATTGTTTAAATTGCATTTTCTCTATCTTAAAAAATTCTTTTATAGTATTAATTACATTTATTTTAACTTCTGTTGGATTAGAACGCCTATCATAGTTTACCACAAATCTAACACCAAAGTTTATTACATAACCAGAAAATATAGTATTGTTTAAAGAGAATCCAAAATCAAGTTGATCGTTTATCATTCTAAATTGATTTAAATAAGTACCGATATTCTGTAAAACTAATTGTGGAGTTTGAACTAATTGTCTATTCTGATTATAAGATAATGTATTAATTAAAAGAGGTCCTCCATCTAATCTCTCCACACAAGCTTTAGCAATACTACCAAACTTTGGTGGAATACTTAATATTCTAGAAGTATAATCTTCTTTAGTTACACAACGAAGTTGAGAAGCAAAAAAAGCACTAGCATTATTTCTTATTTCGTCTACGGTCTGACCATCAGTTCCACCTGTAGTAGGTTCATTATTGGTAACAGATAATGATACTCCAGTAGGAGAATTATTTATCACAGTTAATTCTCCAGCTTGAACATTTGAATTAGCACCACCACCAACTCTATAAGTAAATGTCAATGATGTATTTGATGGAGTTTCACCTAAATTTGGGTTATTTCCCACTACAACACCAAGAACACTAGGTATATCAGCAAGACTAGTTCCATTGATAGTTACACCAGCTTGTTCTACAGGATCTACATTTGAACCAGAATTACTAAATCTAAATAATCCATTACCAAAGCAAGCTTTATATGTTTGTGTATCTTCATCAAACTTAGTTGTAAATTTTTTAGTAGACTTGATATATTCAGCAACATATGGAATAGGTATTGAAGATGCGGTATCACTAGCATCACCTTGATCATAAGCACTTGCTCGTGTCGAGTCATCTGTATAATAAGTTTGTTTTAAAATCTTATCTTGTGCTAAGTAATCTACCTCATACCACTTTTGACCACTACCATCAATACAACCTATAATTTCTATTAAGTTATCTTCGCCCAAATCTAACTCTAAAAATTTAGTAGGAGTTGTTACATTAAATATTTTTGTTTTTGTTTCAGCTGACACGGCTCTTACAAATCTAGTTACGGTATAAGAAGCAGCTTCCCCATTGGCATTTAATGTTGGAGCACTTATAGCGGGATCGCCTGAACCACTTGATGTAAAATCTATTTCATCTGTTGTTTCAAATAAAATTTGTGAATTGACATTAGAAGCTATTTGTAATCCACTATCTATTGATGAAGGCAATGTACCAAAAAGTGGTTTACCTGTATCACTATCAGCATCTATTGTTGTAGTTACTTTTAATCTAGCAACTGATGGAGTTTTGTTTATAGGTTTATAACCTAAAAATTCTGATAATCTCCTTATATTTCTTTTTTCAGAAGCAGTTGATAGGAGATTTTCTTTGTAATTATAATCAATATAATAAGAAAGAACATCACCAACATAACTTGATAATTCTATTAACATCATACCAGGTGAAGTTTCATTAAAATCTTTGTATGTATCGGGAAAATAAGATTTAGTATACTCAATCAAATCAGTTTTTATAGAACTAAAATCTTTATTTGTATACTTTATATTTGTTGGTTTTAATTTTTGTTTTTCTGTATATGCCATTAGTATGCTCCATTACTTGTTGTGCTTCCAGCACCTACACCATCAAATGTAACTTGAACACTATCTAAACTATTTGGTGCTCTTTGTAAATTAAATGTTAAATTTATATTAACTTGATTTAATTCATTTCGTTCACTTATTTGAATATTTCTTATTTCTACAAATGGTAACCATTTTTGAAATACATCTACGATATTATTTTCAATTTGAATAATAAGTTCTTCTGTTATTTGCTCAAACATTAATCTTTTTAAATTCATACCTAAAGCTGGTTGAAATACTCTTTCTCCATTATTGGTTTGTAAAAGAAGTTTAATATTATTTTTTATAGAATCAACAGTAGTCTTTGTGGATTTAAAATACCCATCACCACCACTTTCTCTTCCAAAAGGAAACTCTATTCCAACTGACACCCTTTGGTCTTGGTCATCTACAAATCTATCTTTTCTTCTATCAAGTATTGCCATTAATAATCTCTGTTTATTTTATTTTTATCAAGTCCAACTTCTGATGTTAGTGATTCAACTGAACCTTTAGGGTTAGCCACACCACCAGTTTCATCAATCTCAACAGTTAAAGTAGGTACAGTTACAGCAGTAGGAGCAACAACAGAAGCAACTGGTCCTCCAGCATTTGCACCAGTAGCCGTAGTAGGAGCAGTCGTTCCTTGTACACCCACAGCAGTAGCAGATAATTTTTTTACTGTAAAGGGTTGATTGACAATAAAATCTTCAATTGCCTTTTCTAAACCAAATGCTAGTTTTTCTATGTTATCAGAACCACCACCGATGCTTTCTTCATAAACTTTTTTTATGTCTTCTTTAAGTCCCACGATTAAACTTTGCCTTTTCTTCTACTTTTTTCATTACTTGAGAATAATCTTTTGTGAAAGCATCTGCTAAATGATCAGGTAAATTCTGAGTATTATCTACTACAGATTTAACCTCCGGTTCCTTTTCTATATTTTGCCACTCACCACTATTAGCAGTTTCACTTAGAATATCATTAAGAATAGAGTCTTTTGTCAACGGAGCTGCCGGATTAGATTTTACGGCTGCCTGTGCTGGCACTTTTCGAGGAGGAGTTGCGGTAGGCTGTGGCGCCGTATCTTCAACTATACTATTAGATCTAGAGCTAACTAACACTTCATCCAACTTTTTTTCAAGTGACGAAAATTTATAATCTAACTCTTCTCTAACTACTTCTCTTATTAACTTCTTAAATATATTAACCTTCATTGTTACTCCTATCGTTTTGTTCTATGTAATGATGTTTACTAAAAAACCCACCACCATTCTGTGGATCTAAATTTTTTAAATCTTGTAATATAGTTCCTATCTCATTTTCAGGTATTAAATTTAAAGGTGCTAAATTGCTATCTACCAATGGTAAAGCAACACCTTGAACATTTGCCCTTGATTTATTTAATACTTCCATAATTCTAATTAATATTAATCTCAGTTCATTACCTAATACCATAGGTTCTGTTTTTTCTTTTGATTGTACTCCTAAATAAATATTATTAGAATTAATAACTGAGTAACCTGAATTGTTTAAAGTGAAATTCTTTCCAGCTCCAAAATTAATATTATTATTTGCTGATACTGTAAAGTCTCCACCATCAGGATTTCTAGCATCAAATGTTATTCTATCAGAGAATATTATCATTTGATCTTTTTCACTTTTAACATTTTGTTCATCATCTTCATAACCAAATCTATAATTAAAAGAAGACTCATTTTCATCATTACCAGTATTTATAGAATATATATTTACTTCATCTCCATCTTGTGGGATAGGATCTACTGATAATCTAAATATATTCTCATTAATACCAAAGTTTTGACTTATAGAGCCATTTGATATCATAGATATAGTTGAACCAAAAATAATATTTTCAGATGTACCTGAACTATTATTATCTATTGTTAAGTTAGGGAATATCCCTCTGGATCCTATTCTTATAGAATTTCCATGTCTACCTTCAAGTGTTAAATCTGATACTTTGGACAAATCATATTCATCTTCTCCAAAAAAATCTAACTCTTCATTTTTAAATTTTTGAATTTTTGTATTTTTAGCATAAGGATAATCACTACCATAACCAAATTTATTTATAAGAGATAAATCACCAGAATCTCTTCCCTCTAATATTTTATCGTAAAAAGGAGCCGATGAGATATTTGGATTATTAGTAGTATTTAAAGGTCCTATATAATATACTTTATCTTTTATAATTGTATATAATACTAAATCACCCCTTGTGATAGAATCACTTACACCTCTAAGTAAAGGTCTAGCAGGTAACTTTCTTTGAACAGTTTGCATAGTACTGTCCAAGGCTTTAAATTCAATCATCTGATATGAATTATTTTCTGTTGATTGTTTTACGTTATCGGTGTTATTTAAAAAAACTCTGTGAACCAACCCAAGGCTAAATGAATATGATTTAGATTTTAACTCTATTGTAGGTCTGTTTGGCATTATGAGTCACCATACTTTTGTCGTATCTCAGTCATATCTACAGGATCTTTAGAGACTATTTCATCCTTTTTTTTCTGTAGGTCATCTGCTACATCTTCTAAAGAAGCCATTAATTGCTCTTTTTCTTCTTCTGATAACAATCCTACATCACTATCATCAACCGTTTGTTTAGACATTATTCTTTGATATAAAGTAGCCAACTTAACAAGGTTGTCATCGTTCTTAATACCAACATCCATTAGTTCTTTGATAATAGGACCTACAATAGCAATATCTTCGATACCTTGTATGTAACCATGTACCTCTTGAATTAAAAGGTCAATTTGAGTTTTTTTAAGCTTGGTGTTATCATATATCTCTTCGGATAAATCAGAAAAGTTTTTATCACCAAATATTTTAAAGTCTTTTTCCATAACTATAAATATAGTATGGTCACAATATTACATTAAAGAACCTGTATACAAGTTACCAATATGACCTTTACTTAGAACTTCTTCTTGAATTTTAGGGTATATTTTACGAAAAGTATTAGTTACTTGTGTAATTTTAGATGTTTTAACATCTGTCATCTCACGAATCATGATATAAATTGCTTTCTTATTAAAATTATCTATATTATCTTTATTCTTACAAAGATATAATATTGATTCAGCAATATTTCTATCTTGCTCTCTTGGAAAAAGTCTTTCTACATTTTCTTCAAAATAAGCAAGTGTTTTATTAAATATATCTAAGGATGGATTCTTTTTTATGTTTTCATCTTCATGACCGTGCCCATATAAAACATCAATGTCATCATGAATCTTCATCTTCTTATAGTTAGCATTATTATTTAGGATAAGATAATTCTTTGCTACTACAGAGAAATAACTAAATGCTTTACTCCCTTTAGTTTCATCAAATTTATGCATGTTGATAACAAGATTAGAAACTACCTCTTCTTGTAAGTCTCTAAACCCATAACTAAAATAACTAAACTTAAAAGTATTAATTATGTTTTCTGCTAACTTAAGAAAAGCAGTATGTATTTCTTCAGTATAAATTTTATTTCTATCAAAGGGGTTATCAGAACGATTATATCTTACTATAGCATCATGTACTGGTGTACCAAAATAAATTTTACTTTTCTTTTTTCTTTTTTTCTTTAATGGGGGCATCTTCAACCTCGGTTTCAAATAAGTTTTCTAAGTCTCTTCCAAGTTGTTTTAT